CCTCCGGTAAGATCCATAAAGGCACCGCTCTCAGTTCCTGAAGGAGAAGCATTAGCGTCTGGAATAGTACCGCCTTTTAACGTACCTGCTGTAATGTCGCCCATATTTGCTGTAAGAGCAGATAGTGTGCTTGTAGTAATATCCGAAGCACTAATAGTTGTTGCATCAATAATTGTTGATACAATACTATTTGACTTAATGTGAGAAGATTGAATTGTAGAAGCAGTAATCAAAGAAGATACAACAGAGTTTGATGTAATCATATCTGCATTAATACTGTTTGCTGCGATCTCATTTGCACTAATACTGTTTGCCGCGATCTCATTTGCACTAATACTGTTTGCCGCGATTTTATCTGCGTTGATTTGGTTTGCTGCAATCTTATCCGCTGTAATTGAGTTTGCCGCGAGCTTGTCTACAGAGATTGCTCCGTCTGGTACCTCTGTGGTTCCGTCGTCTCCTGTAGTCAAAGTAATATTATCAACTATTGTACGAAGAGTTAAAAAGCTGTTCAGCTTAATAGTACTGCCCGTCTTTCTAATTTTTGCAATGATAGTATCATTAGAATAATCAGGTCTAAAGTTGGCTCTATATGCTGTTAGTGAAGACTTTGCCGTATCAAAAACTTTATCTATTATAAGTTCTGTATTTGATACAACGTCTACAACTACGGCTCCGTCGGCTCGACCCGTGGGAGACGTAGTATTTGCTAAATTAAGAACATCTCCTACTACTACGCTACTTAAAAATCCTGAACCTGTTACAATACTACTGTTTGCCGGAATGCTTACACTACCAATAGAAGTCCAGCTGCTTGATACAGGGCTGTTTCCTGTTCCTGCATCATAGTAAAAAGCAGAGGACAAAGACTCTGTATCATAGTATAATATTTGTAAACTAGGTCCGCTAGAATCTAAATACACCAGATAATCTTCGTCTGCACTGATATTTGCTATATTTTTACTGCCTGTAAGAGTATAGATTGTCTCAGGATCAGAAGGTGGAGAAACTTGAGCATTAGCTGCTTGAAATTGAATAGTATTTAAAGCTGTAAGAATAAGCTGTGCTGAAGAAAAAGCGCCTCGAGGAATACCTTGAGCAACACGAGGAATAGCCTCCTCATAAACATCTAAGAAAGTATAAGACACACGGGCGTAGGGAGAAAAGTTTCCTCCTGTAGAGACCGCTCGAACTTCAAAGCTTAGTCTATCACTAGTAATTCCTGTTAATCTCAAGAAAGTATCTGAAGTTCTCAGAGGGTTTTCTATGTCAGGAATATTGTGTCGAACCTCATACGCATCCACAAAGTCAGAAGTACTAGGCTCCCACTCTACTTTTATTTCTTCTCCTGGCTTATCAGGATCGGATTCTAAAATTACTCGAGGACTTGTAGGAGCAGGCATTTCTGATTCGCCGTCTCGAGGTTCTGCTTCTACATATACCGTAGTTGGAATAACTCCAGTCTCGTAGCCGCTGTCAACTGCACCATATTTTTCATCATAGTGCTCAACCGCAGAAAACCCATACTCATTTGATTTATCTTGATTTATGGATAAGACTCTATACTTTTTGTAAGAGCCCACAACATCGAGTCCGTCTTTGCTTTCTTTTAGTGCCCAGATAGTGTTTGCTACGGGGGTGGTTCCAAATCCGGAGACATCAATTGTATTGGTAGTTCCAGCAGAAGTTGTAACTGCATTTTCTTGTACATAAGAGTACTCTTTCCACACTACAGGAAGTAACTGGTACTCATTACTTAAATCTTTGTAAAATGCATTAGATGCTTTTGCTTCAGTATCTAAAGTCACTGAAGCATAGGCAGAGCCATTATGGTTGTATAAACTTGTGGTAATTCTGTCACCTCTAGAATATACAGTACCTCCTGTTGCTACCTGATTTCCATTATTGTCGAGTCTAATGTCCGAAGAACCAACATAATAAACTGCGGGCTCTGTAACTAAAGTACTCAAAGTATACGTAGATCCTGCGTTCAAAGTTACCGATCTATCTAATACTGCTGCTGTACTTGTCCCGGAAGATAATCTACCGCTGTACTGAACGCCTTCTCTATCTGCGTCTTGAACATTAATAACATCGCCCGGCTTAATATAAAGAGAGTTAAGTGCAGACTTAAAGCTAACAACTTCAGTTTGCTTTTGAGCAGTCCATAACTTCCATCTACCGTAGCGAATAGCTTGCGCTTCAGAAGTACATCCAAACGCAACTACTTCTTCAGTTATAATTCTTTTATCACGAACAATTGCTTCTCGATCTTCTACAATAAGAGGCACCGGCTCATAGTTTGCTGCAGGGTCGTTCCAAGTAACAATTACTTGGTTAGACCGAGTCTTAGTACCTGAAGATTCGTACCCAAATTTTCCGTCTATTACGTTACCTTTTGTAAAGTTATAAACAGGATCGGAAGGAGAGTCTTGAACAGGAGTAAGTTGCCCGTCCATCCAATAAAGCATTCCCGTAAAAGTACTTGCAAAATCTTTTAGTACCTTGTATACATCTGTAGCTTTTGTAAGAAAAATATTCGATCTGAAGCGAGGCTCTGTGCCTCCAGCTCCATTGTCTACAAGCTCATCACAATATCTTGCAATTCTATACAAAGAATACTTATCAATGTCTGATTCTTGTATCCACTTTCCTGCCCCGTAACGGTTGTTAGTTACAATATCATAAAATACCCAGGCAGGGTTATCAGTATACTGTAGTTCGGTTTTAAAGGTACCGTCCCAAAATTGCTCATAAACTGCTACAGGGTTTCCGTTACTATCTGTTTGAGTAGAATATTCTCGAGGTGTATAAGTGCTAGGAACTTTTACTTTAAGTCCCTGCATAAGATACGACATTTTGGGAGGTTCTTGATATTGTTTTGAAGAAAAAGAAGTAGAAATTAAAGAAGTATAAGGATACGATAGCCTATCTTTAATTACATAGCCAAGTTGATCTATCTTCGACTTTGCAATAAGGGTCCACTTTTCTTTATTTGTTACCCCATCACCGTGCCCCGTGGCATTAACACGAAGACCAATATGTCGAGTTAGTCGAATTACTCGTATCTTAAAGCTGTCAAACGGTCTATACTGGTTTACTCCGAGAATATGATCAAAAGAATATGCTGCATTTGTGCGGCCTGTGTGCTCGATGTAAGCGCCTTCTCGTGGAAATGCATTTTCCCAAGCAGAGTCGACATTGTCTAATGTAGTTTGAATCTGAATTAAGTAGCGAGCATACGCAGGATCTCGACGGCCTTTATGATTATTCATGCTTTGTAAGCCGCCCGGATAAGTAATACGAATACTAATTTCATCTACTTCAGGGCGTTGCGCGGCAGTAATACCAAAAGCTGTATCGTTCAGTACGGTTGCTGCATTCGCTACATCGTCCTGAGAGTCATTTGGAAGTCCAGATTCCATAGAACTACCAATAGACCCGTCCTCTGGAACAGGACTAATTCCTGCTATTTCTCCTGTGCCTATAACTTTTAGTTCGTGATTGGCGGTTTGAGTTGCAGAGACCGCTCCACCAACTCCTCCGATCTCATTAAGAGGATCTTGGTAGCGATGCCCTGGACGAAACTCTACCTGAATACCATTAATTTTACTTGCACGATAGCGGTCTCGAGCAGCAGCATTTCCTGCTCCGAGTTGAGAAGGAGGAATCTCAAAAAAGTAAGTACCTGCCGCAGGAGCGTCCCTTAAAGTTATAACACTTGAGCTAGTTATACTTTGAATAAAAAATCTGTATGATATTCTTAGCTCATGAGTTTCGTTAACATCAATTACATCCGTTACTCCGTTAAAAACAAAAGTACCTACAGAAGTACTTGTCTTAAAAAATTCTCCTTTTAAAAGAACTCCGTCTCTTTTTAAATACGCAGTTCTTAAAGCAGTGCCTTGTGTGTCCCACGCATCATCGCTAAAAGGAGTACCAGAGGCCGCAGTACATGTTACAGATCCTGTTCCACTAGTACCGGTCGGATTAGAAAGTGTTACATTTGTTTTCTTATAGTCTTTTAGGTCTAAAGGACGTGGTCGTCTATCACCCAGGTCTAAGTCAATAGGAATTGAAGCACCTACAATACCCGTATTTGTAGCACTACTTCCGTCAAAAGTTAGCTTGCCTCCAGAGGTTCCTTCAATTGGGTTATATCCTCTTACTTTCGCATCTTCAGAAGCTACATCATTAAAGAATACAGATGATTCTCCGTTTTTTAATCCGCGCACAGGGCCTTCACAGAGAACGTCTGTTCTTGATATATTTTGTGAGCTTACGCCGTACTTTGCTGCCATTTTTATCTTCCTAGTGAGTTTGCTACTACTGACCAGTCTATAGTACCTGATCCACCCATTGGTGCGCTTGCACCTCCTGCACTTCCGCCTGTGGCTCCTCCCGTTTGCTGATCGTATGATTGTCCATTGCTTTGATTAGAGGTTGCTCTTTGGTCGCTATTGTAAAATTGAGTTCTTTCGCTTCTTGTATGGAAACTTACTGTTCGTCCCGGAATACGTAGTTCTCCGTATAGTACAGGAACAGGATCTCCTTCTGCTATGTTTTGTTTAGAGCCTTGGAATATATAACTTTCATCTTGTTCGTTGTCTGTGGAAGGATCCGGCGCCATCATTTGCTGTAGCCCTCCGATAGCAAGGTTGATTCCTAGTCCTAGCCCTACTTGCGCTAGCGCGCCGAAACCCCCTCCAGCACTCATCATACCCCCTAAAAAAGATGTAATACCTCCTACCCCTGATCCTAATAAGGCGCCTGCCGATCCAAGACCTCCTGCAAGACCTCCGCCTCCTGCTGCGCCTAGTGCAAAAGCTCCCATACCTGCCGTCATTACAGTTACTGCCACTGCTGCAAGAATTTTTGCAGGGCCGCTTTTAGAGCCCGCAGGAACGGGAGTAATAATCATGTCGCCTTCTTTATAGATAAGTAGTGCTTCCGCTTCACTTTTAATTGGTTTTCCTTCTACTTCAAGTATAAATCCAATATTTTTTTCGTGACACTCTTGAAGATATGGCATAAAGCCCGAAAAATTACATTTCAAGCATCGAAAAACATCCGTAAAAGAGTCTGCGGCCATTTGGAATTCTTTTCCAAAACGAACTCCCATTTCTCCTTCTAAGTATACATTACGCTTCATGTCTATAAATTCCTACAATATGCTTTCTCCAGAAGGGATACAGAGATTCTCTGCAAGAAAGTCTATTTACTGCATGATGAAAAAATACATCATTTCCTAAGTATATTCCACAGTGGTTTGGCACCTCTGCTTCTATTTGAAAAATTAAAACATCGTTTTTTTGAGGAGTGTCTACTTTAACTAACCCCCAGTTTTTTATGTTTTCTTCTGTAAAATAATTTAAATCTTTTAGCCACCAGTCATCTTCAAAAAGGTCTCGAGGAGGAATATGTATTCCTTCTGCTGCAAGCCAATCTCTTGAAGCTTCAAAACAGTCTGCAGTTGCAAACTTGTATTCTCTGCCAAGTAAGGGGTTTACATTTACTTTGGGTTCCAATATATTTAGTTCCATACCAGGATAGCTAAAAATATAGTAAGGTATACCTAAAGCATTACAATTATCTATATCTCCTTCGCTTGGTGTATTGTCTGCATCTGGATGATTATGAACAATTCCTATAATATCCATGCTTCTTTTATATTTCATGTAGTCTGTAGAAGACATAATAAAATCGCTATCGTCTTCTGCTACATTTTCGCAAGGATAGTACTTTTTCTTTCCTTTTACGACTCCTATAACTCCGCACGCTTCTCTTGGATACTCTGCTTCAAAATGTTTTTGTATCTCTTCTATCACTTAAACTTTCTCGATCCGGGGAATCCACCAAAAGGCAAAGAAACTGCAGTATTTAAAAAGTCATCTGTGTTTCTACCTTGAAAACGCTTCTTACATCCTGTAAGAGTTTTTGAACACACATCCAGCCTCTTCCAATAAGAAGGGTGTTTAGTAGGATCTTTATTAGCAGGAACTGCTCTCAAAGCTTCCCATATTTGAGTGTGTCCGTCTCCTGTTGTCTTAACTTTAGCATCCTCGGCATAAGTACTGGAGTTAGACCATGCGGCTATAGTAGAAATATCACGAGTAATTAACTCGTCTTTTTCGTTAAAAAATCTTCCATTACCACTTAAAGGCCAGTTACACCCGCCTTCATTATTTAAAGTGCCTCCTTGATACCTCCAAACACAGTATCTACCAATTACTACTCGACCCGGAACTTTTACGCCTTCAACATCAATAGGGCTTGCAAGCTCAAACTCCACCATTATACTGTCTTCTGATGCTACTCTGTCAATAATGTATGTTTGACTAGGAAACTCTACGGGTGAAGCGCTAGGATGTGCATCTGTACTTTTATACGTATTTGAAAATAAAGTTCTTCTGTACTCTATTCGAGTATTTAACAAGCTTTCGTTTTTATATATCCCTTCGTCTACTAGAATAGAATAAAGCGTTTCTTCGTCTCCAGTGCCGTCTTCATTATTTGAAATAGATCTTGTTAAAGTAGGAATATTAGCTACTCTTAAAGACGGGCGAGGACTAACTCCTGCTCCATTTATTTCTACGCCGTCTATTGAGACGGGAATAGCAAAGTATTCTTTTAACGGATACTTGTTATAAGTAGCAGAGTTTGAATCTGTATCTAATGTTTTACTCGGAAAGTAAATATTAGTAGTTCCGTCATCTAGTCCATTAAATATGTACACCTTTGCTCCACTCGGCAGAGTTACATCAAATAACTCTACGTAGGCGTCGTCAATTTCTTGAAGTTGTACTGTATCAATTAAATCTGTCATGATTAAGGCTCGTAAACTCTTCTCAATTCGCAACTTAAACTATGATTAGTTGCTTGTCCATAACTTATATTATAGTCATCACATACGACTTTAAGTGTGCTCGTAGTAAGGTTTCCACTACTAAACTTATCTGTAATTACAAAGTCAAAGCTTTTACCAGCACTGTCATCTAAAAATGCAGCAATAAGATTTATATCTGCGGCATCCCTATTCTTAAAAGATATACTAAACTGATCTTGTTTTGTATTAATACCGTCGAGCACTCGTTGCTCATATCCATCACCAAACTTTGCGGTAAGAACATTGTGCTTAGATTTTCTTGAAAGTCCTCGATCTGCTACTGCTTCGAAAGCGCCTGCATTTGATACGCCTTTTAGTGAGTTCACTTTGCTTGCAGAAATTGTAAAACTAAACGTAGCCATTATGCTGCTCCATGCTTATTAAGGATTCCGCCTGCTCGCTTCTGATTGTGAAGCTCCTTCTGTACTGCGGCGGCAATGACTTGTCCAAGATTTTCGCCCATTGCTCCGTTTGACGAAGACTGTACTTGTCCATCAGTAGAAACGTTTACAGTAACATTATTGTTTTGCATTCCGCCTCCATTCCCATTCATCTGTACAGGAATAGAGTTACCGTTTGGAAGAGGAACTACAGCTTCTCTGCCGTGAAGCATTGCAAGGTGTCCTGAATTTGGACCATCTGCGATACCGCCTGTAGCATACCCGGTAACCTTAGAGCCATTATTCATGATTCCTCCGTTCCTAAACCCAAACAGACTCATTATGCCTCCGCCCCCTTGCCCAAACAAGCCTCCAAGAAGCGTATCGAATACTCCTCCTAAGTTTCCGAATAAATTTGTAAACATATCTCCCAGGCCAGATAAAAACGGAGATTCTCCGGAGAATATTGCACCCATGTCCCCTGTGAAGTCATCGAACAAACCCTTTAACCCAGAGCCACTTGTACCAATAGTAACATCTTCATTTAAAACATCGCCGGAACCAAATTCTTGAGTGCCTTTTTGACCTCTTTTCTTACCAATTAAAGCATCCCAGAATCCTGTTTTCTTTTCATCCATTCCTTCTTTTACAGAATCACTGTCTTTTTTCTTGTTTAATACTTTATCAATGATATCATCCTTTGACCCCATAACTCCCGCATCTTCTCCACATTTTACACAACAAACATAAAGAGGGTTGGAGGCGCTATGTCCAATTTCACCGCCTACTCCGGCACCCTTACCCATTAGTCCCGAGAATAGTGACCCAACCGCACCCGTTGCAGCTCCAGTAGCAGAAGTAGTACTAGGACTAGAGCTTGTACCTGTGGCTATAGTTGGACGTGCCGTAGTAGTTTTACCTTTTGGAGGGAATAAGAAATTTAAAAAGTCTTCTACCATTCTGTCCATCATAATTTTGGATATACTATCTAATACGCTTACAGCTAATTCTTTGAAAGCATTTTTTGCTTCTTTAGTGCCTCGAATTATATCCTCTAAAGCTCTGCCCAGTCCGTTTGCTAAAGTTTCTTTTCCAGCATTTATACCTGCAAACCATGTTTGAGAATTCTTCCAGCGCTCTTTTAATTCTTCTAGCTTTGCTTCTTGGTCGTCTAAAGCTTGGTTAGTTTCTTGAAGAATCACATTTTGAGTTCTATCTAAAAGCCCTCCTTTTGTAGCGGTAATTTCTCCCGTTTCTTCATTAGTAGAGACCCCTATACGACCTCTTAACGCTGCGAGTCTTGAAGCAGCTGCATTTAGTGCTGTAGCTTCTTTTGCAGTTTTTGCAGTATCCGCTCTGGCTTTTAATTCTGACTCTAAGTAAAGATATTTTGCATCTAAAAGAGCATACTCTACTTCTGCCATTGCTGCTTTTGCGGCTCCTTCAGCTGCTATTTGCTCTTGCTTCTTTTTATCTAACAGAAGCGCATCATCATACTCCATTTGAGCACGACGTCTGTCTTCTCCTAAGTTACCGAACGCAGATCCCGTTCTTTGCTCTCGAAGAGCTCTTTCTCTTTCTGTTTCAAGTTTTCTTTCAAGAACTGCTAGCTCTCTTTTAGATATATCTAGTTCTTTTTTGGCCATGTCCATACCTTGCTTTCGTACGTCCATTTGACCTTGAAAAAGTCTAAACGTTTTTTCATGCTCTTGAACCTGTTGAGCCTCTAATACAGCTCTTTCTACATCTAATTGGGCAAGTGCGGCTTTTTTCTGTTGCTCGTCTGCAAGTAAGTTTGCTATTTCTTCTCTTATACTTATTGAGTTTAGCTGTGTTTGTCTAATTTTTTCTTCTTGAGCTAAAACTAAGGCTTCTAGTTCACCCGCATCCTTTCTTAAAGTATTTAACTCTTTTAATTCTTCTCTTTGTTTTTTAAGAGTATTCTGTATTTCTCTTGCTTCTTTATCTGCGTCTATAAACTTTTGCTTATATTTAGTAATTATTGTAGAAACTTCTTCACCAACTAATGCTGTCTTACTTATTGTATTATTTGCACCGGCCATGGCTTGAACAGCTTTTTGTACATTAGGCTCTAAGTCCTGAAATGCTACACTCAAATTACTATCTGTAATAGTCTTTAGTTCATTTTCTAAAGCAGTAATTCCTGTTATACTTGCAGTAAAAGCAGTATCCTGCTGTTTAAATAAATTAATTTGTGCTTTATTAATAGTACTAAGTGTATTATTTAAATTTTTATAGGCAGCATTTGCATTAAGAATAGGATCTATTATTTTTGCAAGTTCTACGTTAAACTCCGCCATAGTTTCATAACCTTTAGCGGGTAGTTTTTCTAAGTCCTGTAATCTATCGTCTGGAATTAATTTTTTTAAAGCAGGGTCTGCTTTAACTATAGCAGAGTATGCGGCAATTACACCTCTAGCACTAGCCTCATCAAATCCTACACCTTTCTCTTTTGCCTCCAATATGTTTTGCTCTGCTTCTGCTAATTTATCGGCCGCAGAACTTCTATTTGAAGCTCGCATGCCAGCCATTGCGCCTGTTCCTATTCCTCCAACACCTCCAGGAGTTGCATTTAATGTTTTATTTGCATCAATTGCGACTTTTGTTGCTTCAGTAACTTTTTTAATCATTTGTTCCATTTGTACTTGCTGAATACTTTGAAAAGCACTTTTTAATTGCCCTAAGACCCCTGCCATAACATTTAAACTTGCTGCAAACTCTTCATTAGCTGTATTTGCTAGTTCCATTGCTATTTGATAATCTGCAGAAACTTCTGCTAGATCTGCGAAAGAGTTTTTTATTTCGTCTATTTTTTGTTCAACAGCAGTTTTCTTTGTAAAGTGCTCAAAAATCTTTACTAAACCTCCAAAAGCTACAGCAGCAGCACCTATTATAGGTAAAAATCTTAAAGCAACAGTTCTTAAAAGAGTAAAACCTCTTCCTAAAGCGTCTAACTTACCTGTCCATCCATCTGCATTTTTAAAAAAGTCTTTTGAAGTTTTTAAGGCTTCTCCAATTCCGTAACCTGCCCCAAGGCCTGCATCAGAAATTCTACCTAGTGCTTTTGCTTCTGCTGCTGCAAGTTCTGCATTCTTCTCAGCCGCAGTAAAAGCTATATTTTTTTGAGATGCCGCCGTTTGCAATGCCTCTAAAGATTTTACATCACTTTGTAACGCTTCTATTTGTTGCTCTTTCTTTTTGAGCTCTCTTAATTCTTTTTTATACCCTGCAATTGCAGCTTTTGCTGTTTTATCTTGTTGATCTTTTAAAGCTGCAATTTCTGCTTTAACTTCTTTAGTTCTTCTTTTTGTTTGCCCCATAGAGCGATTTAAACTTGTTTGAGCTTTTTCTGAAGCTTCCGCAAATTTTGCTGGATCTGCTTTTGGATCAGTTAGCACAGGTAATTGATCTTTAAAACCTTTTGGTGCAATTTCTGATGAAGCCTCTAAATCTTTTGCGGCTTGTTTAAATTGCTGTACACCTTCTTTTTGTATTTTTTCTAAGGCATCAAAAGCATCGTCCGCTGCTTTTACAGAGGCCGCAGCAGTGTCTTGTATACTATCGACAAAGGCCCCTGAAATAGTAGATGCAAATAAAGCAAATAATCCTGCTAAAGCAATTTTAGAGTCTGATACAAATTTTACAAAAGGAACAGCAACAACATTAACAATATCTAAAAAGTTTTCTTTTAAATTATTAACCGATGCAATAAGTTGATCATAGGGATTTACGTCTACTTTGCTAGCAACAAGCGCAAACTTTTTTTCGCCTTGCTCTAAAGTAGCATTTAAGAATGCCTGAGAACGTTCAAATTGAGTAAGCTGATTTGCAGTTTTACCCATTCTTTGAGCATACTCTTCTGCAGCATCGTCTAATCTTACAAAAATTCCTAATTCATCTAAAATTTCTGGTTCTACTTTTGCAGTACCTCTTACTAACCTATCAAGAGCATCTGGTAAGTTTCTTCCTAAAGCTAATGAAGCACCTTTCGCAACCGATGCTAATCGTTGTAGTTGTCCTGCATCAAACCCTGCAGAACTTGCTTGTGCAGTAGCTCTCATGGCTTGTTCTGCAGATAGTGCGTTATCTGTAATATCTCTTAACTGCTTTGATACAAAAGGTAAATTTGTTCCTGCTGCTCTACCTACGGCCCCTAAGCCGTCTTCTAATTGAGCTAATGCTCTGTTTCGCTGTAGTGCATTAAATGCTGCGCCTACGGCAAACGCATTGGCGGCAAGGGTTGCATACGCTCGTACAACGCCTCCCATACCTTGAGACATTTTTGAAAAGTTTTTAGTAACATTAGCAGAAGTGCCTGCGACGCCCTTATAGTTGCGATCAAGCTCTCCAGCAGATTTACTAGTCTTTTTGCTGGAAGTGTCTACTTTGTCTAAGGATTCCCGTAGTTTTTTAGCAGATACAGTAGCTTTTTGCATCTTACCGTTAACTTCAATGTCTATTGTAATTTTCTTTGCCATTAGCCTTGTATATTATGGGCGTAATTTTTTCCGCCGCTTTTAGCTTTTCGCTGGTCTGCTTTTCGCTGTTCAATAGCTTTATTTGATCTATAAGTCACTAGTTCATTTTCATATATTTTCATTAAGTATAAGATCTCTTTTTGATTTTCAATACCGTATAACTTAAAAAAATACTCTATGCCGTGCCAATGTTTACCCATGTATGTACCGCTCATTCCTTCCCAGTAATCTGGTAGTAAACCAAACATAAAAAATGCCACTTGAACTTCTTCGGGAAAATCCGAAAGCTCGAGCGGCATTTTGGCAGGGTCCGGTTCTTGACCTAGTTGTTCACATAGTAGTAGATATTTGTCTACATCTACTTTAGAGTCCGACTCTTTTATAAAGCGGGCTAGAAGAGTTCGTACTTCCTCTAGCTGGTCACTGTAAAATTTTCAAGATCACCTACAGTTTCTGTTACCCAAGTATCAAAAATATTTGAGTTTTTCATAAGAAGCTCTGCGTTTTCTTGAGTATAAGGAAGCTCATCA